GTAGAGCCTGACAGCCTGATTCGCGACATAGATTGTGTCACCGTCGAACGCAGATGCGTGGCCGGAGATGGTTCCAGCCACACACCAGATGCCGAGCCATGAGCACAGGAGGCCCATCAGTCGGCGCTCCGATTCCAGATAAAGCCATTGCGCCCGATCTGTTGGTTTCCGACTAATGTCTGAAAGCCCTGCTGTGCCGGGTAGCCGACTCCCATCCAGTTGCCGTAACCGCAATGGGGACAATTCAAGAGCCATTGGCTGCCGGGTTCCAGATTGCCTTGGGGCATCTGAACCGGCTTTCCGCATTTTACGCATCCGAATGTGCTCATTTCCCCACCTTCTGCCGCCACAGGCGAGCCAATACAGCCTCTCTGGCCGATTTGAGGTCCAAGTCCCGCGTCCAATACTGAATGCGCTGTACGGACGCCCCTGAGAGCCTGGAGGCCTCTGCAAGGGTAACGAGGCCGCGCCGGAGCAGGGATAGCGCGGCCTGTTTGGTGTGGAGGGGGATTTCGAGGTCGGTCACCAGACTTCCCTCTCGATTGTCAGGCCGTCACGGATCGCACGATCAAATAACGAACCCATATGTGAGCCGGACGGAATCATGAGGCCGTGGTACATTTCGGCCGCGCCGACCGTCGTGGAACCATCGCCCCATTCAATCTGGGACTGTAGCTGGCCCGAATCGGAATAGCGCCGCAGCTTCGCTGATTTGATGATGTGCCTTTTCATCCGATTTTCCCCTTTGCTTGTGTTTCTACGACCCCAAGCCCGGTAAGCCGAAGCTGCCGGGCCTGAGTCGATGTTGCTGGCGTTACTTCTCCGGCGCGATCTGCACCGCAACGGTCACGCGCTCGATGCAGCCTGCCATGTGGCTGTAGAAGTCGGCGGAACTGGTCTTGACGCCCGATTCCTTGGCTTCCGCCTTGCAGGCCGCGACCTTGAGCTTGAACTGGGCGGTCGTTTCGCCCTTGGAAAGCTCGGCGGCGAAGGCCTGCGAGCCGATGAGGCAGAAAGCGATAGCGGCGGCGACATAGAACTTGGTCATTGTATTCCCCTTTGCTGAGTAAAATATAAAGCTCGCCCCGTTCGCGCTCTGATATCCTTGCGGCGCCGGCACGGGGTTTTGTCGCCACCCCCATTTTCCCTTTCGGGACGTACTATTGCTTTGTACGATGCCAGCCATTTTCGCGAACCGCTGCTTATACTTTTCTCATTTCACGTTGCTGATGGGACTCATCAGGCGGTGCGATACACCGCGACGGGCGAGGCCCGTTTCGTCCTGTTAACCCCTGCACGTCATTAAGCCGATCTGCTTTTGTTTGCGGCAATCCAAGGCACCGCAGCAGCGGTACGTTGACTGGCGAATTGCGATGGAACGGCTATCCTCGTTCGGGAAACGCTCCGACCAGTCGATTATCTCTGTTACGTGCGGAGGCACAGCATTCAGGATATCGCGGAACGGCTGGGCCACATGGTGGTTTCTGGTCATTTGCAAACCCCTTTGCTTTGTTGACGATCCCTTTTTGCAATACCGCAAAACCAATGTCAACAACTATTTTACAAATCGCAAAAATAATCATCGGACTTGCTCAAAACACCATAAATGCTAGGGTTTGAGGATGGTCAAGCCGCTGCCAAGCCCGGATGTATTGAAGAAGCGCAAGCTTCGCGACATCAAGCTTCGGTACGAATCCCAGACCAGAGACGTATTGCACCGCAACCGCTCGAGAGGGATGGCGGCCATCCGCTTATCGGAGCTGTCCCGCTGGCTTGACGATCAATTCGGGCAAGGCGTGGAGCTCGAGCCGGGTACCCAAGGCGAAACCATTACCCGCATCTTCGCGCATCATTTCGGCGCCCTGCGAGACGCGCCCAGGCGAATAGATTCGTGGCTGGCGATGTATGCCCCATGGATCAATCTGCGCTCGAGAGAGCGTCTGATCCGCGAAGCGGTCGACCATCCCCTGAAATGGTCCGCGGACAAACTGGCGTGGAAGATTCGGCTCGACGACGCCACCCGAACGCGCCTCAAGATCAAGACGATCGGAGCCTTCGACGTTCCTAAGGAACAGCGCCAGGTTCGAGCCAAAGCCAAACGCAAAGCCCGTGATGCCCTCCGCCGGCCGGGCAAGCCACCTCGAGCAAAGCCATGGATAGCCGCCGGCGTCAGCCGCGCCACATGGTTCCGTCGAAGATAGATATCAAATCGGACCTATTGAGACTAAATCCGCACCCAACATATATCTTACTGTAATATGTATGGTGCAAAAACAGTCTCACCGGCTTTGCCACACGAAAGTGGCTCTCCAGCATGGTAGAGGCCGAACGGTCAGGGTTCCACTTCAACCCTCTCAACACCATCCAAAGCCTGAAATATTGTTGCGCCGCCAAAGCACGCTCAGCCCGTTGCCAAGCCTCTTCGTCTCAACATAGGAATCGTTCTCAACTGATTGAGATGTTACAGCAATGATCGTGAAGGATCGGGAAATGTAATGGGATGAGGTTTAACGTCCATCTCATCCATTTTGCCCTGGAGCAGCTTCGAGGCGATGTTACATTATTACATATCAAATCGGACCTATTTTATATTTCAATGCTATCAATGGTTTGCATAGAACGGACAGAGAACAACTCGGGGAGTTGGACGGTGGGACGGGGGTTTGGGGATATTTATGACCCCCCTCCAATACCGCATCAATTTCTGGACTTTCCGCTCATGGATTGTACTGGCTTGCGGCGGGGATGGTTCCATGTTGAGTTCTGGTTGCTCGGAGCGTTCCTGACGAGCCAACTTGACGCCCGCAGACGAAGCGGGCATATTTTTGAGATGCAGCATGCAATTACATTCGGCGATGTTCTTATCTGGGTTGGCATTCCCCTCGCGCTCGTAGCCTTGGCAGCAGCGTTGCTGGGTATTCTCGCTCTGTTCAATCCATTCCGAAGTGGTCATTGATCGTGGCTAAGAACTGGATCGCCGGCGCCACCAGGAACAAGGACGCCCTGCATCGGGAACTCGGTGTTCCCCACGGCAAGAAGATCCCTGCCAAGAAGCTTGCTGCGGCTGCGAAGTCGAAGAACCCGGTCGAGCGCAAGCGGGCCAATCTGGCAAAGACGCTCAAGGGATTCCGGAAGTGATCGGAATTGCCGCGGTGATCGTGCTGGCCGGGGGCGTTGCCGTGCTCGGCATGGCGGTTCTGTATATTTCGTGTCTGGCGGCGAAGGGCTGACCGGCGCCCGCATCAGCAGGTTTCCGGTCAGCGCCGACACGCGGCGTGAAAGGGGTTAACCCGTCGCGCGGGAACCAACTTGCCATTGGTGACGTTCTCTGGCAACCTCCCAATCCGAAAGGTGACCCATGTTTGCCATCCAGACCCCGCAGACCATCCAGTTATACGGCCTGAAGAACAAGGATGGCTCGCCATCTGAGCCCGAGGGCTCTATCACCTTCCAGCACGCCACCGACGATGTTTCGCGATGCCAGATGATCGTGGCGATCGAGGACCGGGTTTACACCTTCACCTTCGGCACCCAGGGTCCGATTGCCGAGACCGCCTACGAGGACGACGAAACCCGCAAGGCCGATGCCGAGCGCGAGAAACAACGTCAGGCCGACGAGCAGAAACGCCGGGAGGAACAGCGCCGGCTGGCGGAAGAGGCCGATAGCCGCGAGCTGAGGACGGCGGACGACACCACGGAGCGCGATGTGGCGTGGGATGCGCCGCATGTCGATCCCGTGCCGGCTGGTGCCGAGGATTTGACGGGAGAAGCCCATGGCTAGGCGGGAGTTGAAGGGAGAGGATCACATGCGCCGTTTTATGGGTGAATCGCAGGGACATGAAGCCATTACCGGCGATCATGTTGCGCCCTCGAACCGGCCAGATGGAGACGCGCCGAAGCCGCCGAAGGGCGATATCCGCGAGGGAAAATAACCCGGGGTGGAACTGTTCACCAAAATCCGCGACTTCAATCCGGTCGAGGAACTCTTCGGCGAATGGCAACCGCTGCGAAGCTCGAACCCCAACGGCAACCTGCAGGCATGGCGCTATAACGAGGGCAAGCGCCTGCTGGAAATCCAGTTCCATGGCGGCCGGGTCTACCAATATCCGGGAGTGCCCAAGGACGTAGCGGAGGGGCTGGGCGCCGCCGAAAGCCCGGGGGCGTATTTCAATGGTCAGATCAGGCATAGTTACAGCGCCGGGCGCACCTGATCCGCGCGAGGCGCTGATCGAGCGGCTGGCCCGCAACCCCCGGCTGCTTCATGCCACCCTGTTTCCCCACCGTCATGGCGACGAGACCCCGGCCTTCCATCTCGAAATGATCGACGACTGGTGGTCGGAGGAACCCCATGTCGGCGAGGAAGCGTTCCGCGGCGGCGGCAAGTCCACCGTAGCTGAGGAAGCCATCTGCGGCATGGCCTGCCTGCGGCAGTTCAAGAACGCCATCATCCTCGGCGACAACGAAACCCGCGCCAAGGAACGCCTGACCTCGATCAAGCACGAGTTCGAGACCAACGAGGCGATCCAGGAATTGTTCGGCAACCTCGTCGGCGAGACCTGGACCGAAACCAAGATCGTGCTGACCAACGGAACCGTGCTGCAGGCCTACGGACGCGGCCAATCCCTGCGCGGCGCCAAGCATCTCTCGCAGCGCCCCGATATGGCGTTCGGCGACGACATGGAGAGCGAGGACGACATCCTCACCCCCGAGGCTCGGGAGAAGTTCAAGCAGTGGTTCCTGAAAGTCGTGATGCCGTCGCTGACCCCGCGGCACCGGTTCAGGATCGCCGGAACGCCGCTGCATCCCCAGTCCTGGCTGGTGCGCCTGAAAAGCATGGCCGGCTGGAAGTTCAAGTCCTATCCGATCAAGTACAGGGGAAAGGACGGTGAATGGGTCGCGACCTGGCCGGCAAGGTTCCCGCTTGCCGAGATCGACAAGATCGAGCAGGGCTATATCGACGCCGGCGCCACCCAGGAGTTCGCCCAGGAATACATGGTGCAATCCGAGGATCCCGCCATCAAGGCGTTCAAGCCGGAAATGTTCAAGGTCGAGCCCACCGTGCGGACATGGCATCCGACCTATGCGTTCTACGACCCGGCGCGGACGGTCAAGACGACATCGGCCACCACCGGGGTGGTGATTTTTTCCTGGATCGGCAATCGCCTCGTCGTCTGGGACGGCTACGGCCCGAAATGGTTGCCGGACCAGATCATCGCGGACATGTTCAAGGTTGACGAGCAATATAGCCCGGTCACCATTGGCGTCGAGCGCGACGGCCTCGAGCAGTTCATCCTGCAGCCGCTGCGCCAGGAACAGGTCCGGCGCGGCTATGCAATCCCGATCCGTCCCCTGAAAGCCCCCAAGGGAAAACTCGACTTCATCCGTTCGCTGCAACCGTTCTTCGGGGCCGGCGAGGTGATCTTCGCCAGGGAATTGCCGCAACTGCAGTCCCAGTTTCTGGGCTTTCCGACCGGCGCGATCGACATCCCGAATGCACTGGCCTATGCGCTGGTGCTGCGCCCGGGACAGCCGATCTTCGACGGCTTTTCCTATCTTAACGTTGTCGAGGAAATCTTCAAATTGTCCCGGCAGCCGATGTATCTGGCCGTCAACGCGACCCAGATGTACACCACGGCGGTGCTGGTCCAGGTCAACGACGGAGTATTCAATGTCCTCTGGGACGCAGTGCGCGAAGGCGATCCCGGTGCGGTGCTCGCCGGGATCGTTACGGATGCTGGGCTGGAGGCCGGGCAGAAACCCCGCCTCTACGGCGCCCCTGGCCACTTTGGAAATTACGATACCGTTGGGCTCCGCGGCGCAGCCCGCAAGATTCCTGTTGATCTCTCCCAGGGAGGAGCCGGCCTCGACGGCCGCGACGAAATCCGCGCCCTGCTACGGCGGCAGGTCCGTGCCGGTCCGGCGCTCCGGGTCAGCCAGAGGGCAAGATGGACCCTGAACGGCTTCGCAGGCGGTTATTGCAAGGAAGTGCTCAAAAACGGGATGCTTTTGGAAGAACCGAGCGAGGGACCGTATAAAACGCTCTTCTACGGCCTCGAATCGTTTGCAAGCCTGCTGAAAATGGGCCATCTTGGCCAGGAACAGCCCGTAAACTGGCAAACCACCTCCGATGGCCGCAGATACATCTCCTCCAGAGTCGCCGGACGACGTTGACCGCGACGACGAAGAGGCCGGTTCCAAGCCGGACGTGCGCTCCAGGGACATTTCGAAGCGCGCCGGCGTCTCCAAACAGTTGCTGGAGATGTTCAAGGAGATCGAACAGGGCTTCTCGGACCAGTCCGAGCGCTCCGACGACCTCGTCGATTACTGGGATGTCTATAATTGCAAGCTGACCGGGCGGCAGTTCTACGACGGCAATAGCCAGATATTCGTGCCCATCGTCCATAATGCCGTCGATGCCCGCAAGACCCGCTTCACCAACCAGATTTTCCCGACCAACGGCCGCAACGTCGAGGTGACCTCCAGCGACGGCGAGATGCCCTATGCGACGATGTCGCTATTGGAATATTACATCAACAAGGCTCAGCTACGCACGCAGGTGATGCCGGCACTGGTGCGCAACGGCGACGTGGAAGGCCAGTACAGCCTCTATGTCAGCTGGGAGAAACAGAAACGCAATGTGACCTACAAGGTCACCGAAGAGCCCGAACTCGCGCCGGGCGAAGGCCCCAACGTCGCCGCCGAGCCGGTCGAGACCATCAGGCACGACGAGATCGAGGACCAGTTCCCCTGCGTCGAGGTACTCAGGGACGCCGACGTGCTGGTGCTGCCGCAGACCGCGGGCTCCATCCCCGAGGCCATCGAGAGCGGCGGCTCCGTCACCATCATCCGGCGCTGGGGCAAGGCCAAGGTCCGCGCCATGATCCGCGAAGGGGTGATTCGCGAGGATACCGGCGAGAGCCTGATCGGCCAGATGGCCGCGCAAGGCAAGGCCGGCTCGGAAAACCGCCGGGTGCACCTGGAGGCCGCCGGGATCAAGAACGATGGCGGCACGAAGTTCGCGCTGGTCTACCAGACCTGGTCGAGGATCAAGGTCAGGGGCGAATGGGTGATCTGCGAGGCCTTTTACGGTGGCGAGGAACAGGTGCTGGGCTGCCGGCGCAATCCGCTGTGGTCCGACCGCGTCCCGGTTCTCAGCGTGCCCGTGGAGAAGGTCTCCGGGGCCTTCAAGGGTATCTCCAAGGTCAAGCCCTGCTGCGACATCCAGTATTTCGCCAACGATTCGATCAACGAGGCCGCCGACAGCGCGGCCTATGCCCTGATGCCGATCGTGATGACCGATCCCGCCAAGAATCCCCGCGTCGGCTCCATGGTGCTGTCGCTGGCCGCAGTCTGGGAAACCTCCCCGCAGGACACCCAGTTTGCGCAGTTTCCGGCGCTGTGGAAGGACGGTTTTGCCATGGTGTCGGCCGCCAAGGCCGAGATCGCGCAGACCTTGAGCGTGTCGCCGGCCGGGATCACCACCGGTGGATCGACCGATTCCAGCAAACTGTCACAGGCCGAGATCGCGCAGGAACAGCAGATCGACATCCTCAATACCGCGGATGCCGTCACCGTGATCGAACAGGGCATCCTGACCCCGCTGCTCGAACTGTTCG